GATCTGAACCACACCTTCTCTTACAACATCCCTCTGCGTGGTTCCTGCCTCCGTCACGCCTCCGCTGTCTGCCTCCACATCCGATAAACTCACAGAATAAGAGGCAGGCATCGGGATATTCTCATTGTTAAAAACAAGGTACTGCAAATGAGCCATCTTACCTGCCTCCACTTCTTAAATTCATTCTCTGCTGAGCCGTAACCACGATCTCATCAATCATGTCACCGCCGATATAAACCGGGATCACGATATCCCCTGCAGCACCACCGCCGGCCAGAGCCGTATTGAGTGCCGTATTGATACCGGAGATCAGATCACCGTTTGCTGCAGCCGATCCGGAATAACCGCCCTGAGCCGCCATCACCCTCGGAGTAATGGTAAGATCAGAGGTCACACCGTTCATCGCGTTCTCGATCATGCCCCGGCTCTTCTCAATACCCTTCGCCAGTCCGCCGATAAAGTCCGGCATCCAGCTCTCATAATCCGTAAGAGGACCTTCATCCGGCACGGAGAAATGCAGGAAGCTTCGTATTTTATCCGCAACCGAAGAAACAGCGTCCCCGACCTTACCGATCATGGACTTGATACCGTTCACGATACCGCCGATGAAGTCAGCACCCCACTGGAAAGCCTGCGAAGCCAGCCCCTTGATAAAGCCGATTGCCTTATCAAATCCGCCCTTCACCGCACCATAGATATTCCCGCAAATATTTTTGATTCCGTTCAGCATAGCATTGAAGGCATTCGTCACGCCGGTCTTAATCGTGTTTGCCGCATTGGATACGGCAGACTTGATATTGTTCCATGCCGTGGTAACGGTATTCTTGATTCCGTTCACTATGGTCGTGATCGTATTCTTGATACCGTTCCAGACCGTAGTAACCGCCGTCTTAATGGCATTCAGCACCGTAGTGATCGCTGTCTTGATCCCGTTCCACGCTGTACTCAGGAAGGTGGAGATCGCATTTACCACAGTCGTGATAACCGATTTGATGCCATTCCAGACTGTCGTGAAAAACGTCTTGATCGCATTCCACACGGTCGTCACGGTATTCTTGATCGTATTCCATGCCGTGGTCAGGAAGGTGCTGATCGCATTTACCACCGTAGTGAAGATATTCTTGATTCCTTCCCACAAGCCGGAGAAGAAATCCTTGATCGCATTCCAGACCGTTGTAGCCGTAGTCTTGATTGCTTCCCATGCTGCCTTAAAGAACGCCTTCAGCGCCTCCCACACGGCAATGGCAATCTCTTTGATGTTCTCCCACAGGTCGATCCAGAACTGCCTGAACTCTTCACAGTTGTTCCATAGATAAATGAACGCTGCCACCAAAGCCACGATCGCCGCGATGATCAGCACATACGGATTCGCCGCACAGACCGCATTGAAGGCAGCAAACACTCCCTTCGCTGCATTGATCACGCCGGCCAGTTTCGGAACCAGAGTCATAATAGTACCGACAGCAGATATTACTTTACCGACTATGATCAGTATCGGTCCGATCGCAGCCGCCACCAGGGCAATCGTGACAATAACCTTCCTGGTACCTTCATCCATCGAATTGAGCCAGTCCACAAACTTCTGGATCCATCCGACAATAGTTCGGATCGCAGGCATCAGCAATTCACCAAAGGAAATCGCTAGCTCTTCCAGCTGAGACTTCAATATCTGCAGCTGACCGGCAAGGTTATCATTCATGGTCTCAGCCATACTTGCCGCAGTACCATCGCAGTTATCAATCGCACTGGAAAGCTTGTTGATATCCGCTTCTCCGGCGTTCATCAGAGCCAGGAATCCGGACATTGCATTCTTGCCGACAAGACTTTCAGCCGCTGCCGCCTTTTCAGATTCAGACAAGCCTGAGAAAGCCGTCCTGCAATCAGCCAGGATATCCGACAGATCCCTCATGGAACCGTCTGCATTTGTTGTCGCAACCGTAACCTCTCCGATGGAAGAACCACAGATTTTCACATCCCCGGACAGGTTATTCATAATGGTTCTTAATGAAGTACCAGCCTGAGAACCCTTGATACCGGCATTGGCCATCAAGCCTATAGCTTCCGCCGTATCCTCCGCAGAGAATCCCAAAGCACCGGCAATCGGAGCACAATACTTGAAGGTCTCACCCATCATGGAGACATTCGTATTCGCATTACTGGAAGCAGAGGCAAGGATATCCGCGAAATGTCCTGAGTCCTTCGCTGATAATCCGAATGCTGTCAATGCATCCGTCACAATATCGGAAGTCGTTGCCAGATCCTCACCGGAAGCCGCAGCCAGGTTCATGACCCCTTCGATACCGGAAAGCATATCCTCTGTCTTCCAGCCGGCCATCGCCATATAGTTCATGGCTTCCGCCGCTTCTGATGCAGAGAACTTTGTCTTCTCACCCATCTCACGGGCTTTATCCCGAAGTGCTTCCAGATCAGAACCTGTCGCACCGGATACCGCCGCCACCTTGCTCATGGCGGAATCAAAATCAGCGGCAGTCTTCACCGCCGCCGTACCTAATCCCACAACGCCCAGAGTCACAGGCATGAACTTCTTTCCGACATTGGTAACATTGTCACCAACCGTCTTCAATTTTTCGCCTTTTGCAGCGATCTCCTGAAGAGCCGTGCCGGACTGTCTTGCCTGTTCCTCCAAAGACTTCAGCTTCGCCTCGGTCTCAGCGATCTCACGCTGCAGGCCATCATACTGATCCTGCGTGATCGTTCCATCCTTCAGCGCCTGCTCTGCCTGTTCAGCTGCTGTCTTCAAGGTCTCCAGCTTTTCCTTCGTTTCCTTGACGGCATCCCCCAGGAGCCTGTGCTTCTGTGCAAGCAGTTCTGTATTCCCCGGATCAAGTTTCAGGAGCTTATCGACATCACGTAGCTGGCTCTGAGTATTTCTGATCTCTGTATTTACACCCTTAAGGGCTGTCTGTAGTTTGGTGGTATCGCCGCCGATCTCAACGGTGATACCCTGGATCCGTCCAGCCATGCGTCAGCCTCCTTCCCTTAAAATTGATCCATATCATCCTGAGATGCCAAGGTGCTATATGCTCCCTGGTTCTCATCGTTCTGCATTTCCGTGTACATATCGTTGATGGTTCCGATCGTCAGAAGATCCATCTCCCCGATCTGCACACCAAGCTGCACCGCCCTTAGAAGTAAGAGCGGCGTTGTCATTTCCCAGTCAGTCGCTCGAAGTTTTTTTTACTTTCCACCTGCGTCTGGACATTCAGACCCCAGAGCTCAATGATCTCCGGAAGCACCTGATAGATGGAAAATGTACCGAACTGATCTAGCCATTCATCCGGCGTATCCGGAACGCCCTGCGGGTCCGCATGTTTCGCCATGATGTAACTGATATCCTCGAACAGTTCCAACGAAAAGGAATCAAGCGCAGAGTTTTCAGGATCGTTTTCATCAATGCTCTTCTGCAGATCATGAAGATCCTTGTAAATATCTCTGTGGAACTTGTTCCTGTATATTCTTGGAATGGCAGCGGAAGCCCTGAAAGTCACATCCTTGCCATCAATATTCACTGTCTTTGTAAGTGCCATTTCACTTTCCTCCAATCTAAGGTAAAGGGCAGAGCCGAAGCCCTGCCCCACACATTAACCCTGTCCCTGCTCAGTCGGTTCCGTTGTCGGAGACTGATAAACAGCGGAATACCAGCCGTTATAGACCTCATCCGTTGTGTTCGCTCCGGTCTTCACCTTCACAAGGCCGCTCGGAAGCGGCGTTGCCGTGATCTCCAGCGATTCCGTCTGGACTTCCTTGGAATCCTCATTGGTCTTGCCTTCGATGGTCGGTCTTGCAGCAGTACAGTAATACATGCAGTGCCTGATCTTTTTCTTGTCCCCGGAGGACTCGAAAAGCAGAGCGAAATGCTCCGGCTCCACCGTGGAATCCTCTACCAGGACACCGTTGCTGTCTTCCGTTTCCTTCAGGATGTCCTTCCTGAAGCTGTCCGGAATCAGTGCGATCTCCAAATCACCCGAATAACCGTTATTGGCCACCGTGGTGTAATACACCATATCGTCCGCATAGAACGGCTCGGTATCCCCTTCCGGATCCAGCGACAAATTCACCGCTCCGGGAATCGCGACAGGCGTACCAAATGTCACGGCATTGGTATCCGGATCAAGTGTCGCCTTCGCATAATGGCAGTTCTTAAGGCCGAACTTCACCTTGTTGTTTGTACTCGGCATAATTAACCTCTCTTTCCGCTATACCGTCATCTGGTACAGCACTTCGTATAGTTTCTCTGATTCGATCCATACCTCCGATTTGTTCCAGAACAGCTCATGGGCATTCAGCACCGCCTCAACCCTGTCCTCCAGTTCCGGATCCTTCTCATCGGTATAAAGTTCAATGCTCAGGTTGGAAAATTCCATGTACACCACGTTGTCCGCAGCGAAGTTCTCCGAACCCGGAAATAAAAAGCAGATAAACGGCGGATCAGGACTTTCTCCTTCCGCGAAATGGTCATACGCAAAAGGGATCTCCGTCTCAGCCAGCATCTGCATTACATCTTCATGCATCATCCTTCTTCCTCCCGATCTCGATAATGCATTCTGCAGCATAGCGGCAGGTCGGGCAGTTATACGGATAACCATGACAATCCTCGCCTCTTCGGGTACCGTGATAAATGGCAGCACCAATCACCACAATCCCAAGCACGATCACGAATAACAAAAGCAACATTTCCATCTCTAACCACCTTTCTGCAGGTCACGCTCGATATCCCTTGTCAGCTGCTCGATACCTGCCTGCTCCGCCGGCGCGATATGAGGAAAAGCCCTTGTCCTTCCACCGCCGCGTTTCGCATGGCCAAACTCCAAAAGATGTGTCAGCTGGTACCGTTTGGAATGCACCACGATCTGGATGGAATCGGACGTTTCTCTGGTCTTTTTCACCGCCCAGCTCTTGGAATACTTTCCCGTCTTCTTTGGAGCCGTGCTTTCGATCTGCTGCTTTACGGTCTTGCCCGCCTTCTGGACATCCTTCTTCAGGTCCTCCGCAGCAAGCTTCGCGTATTCCTCCATGCCCTTCATCACGGTATCCGCCAGCTGGTCAATCTTTATCGTCTGTGCCATCAGCGCCGCTCCTTCCTGCAGGTAAACTTCAATGACTTCTTCCGGAAGTTCATATGGTCGATGTTCACGATGTTGTAGATCTCACCCATGAACATCACCCGGAAATGCGTGGAATCAATCGCAGCAGCTTTCTTGCAATAACGGATAGATACGGTCATGGAAAAATCCTCAACCGTAGTCCCGGCAGCCTGTTCTTCCTTGGAACTGGCCAGGCCTTCACCGCCGATGGTGGCAAAACAGGTGTAATAATCCGTCCAGGCATTCTTATGATTGCCGTACTTGTCGGTCACGGTCTCATTCTTCTGGAAAGTCACCTTTGACCTGAGTGCTGCCACATCCATCAGAATCCCTCCTTCCGGCTGCCGAACAGCAAAGCTCGAAGCGTCAGATCCATCGCATGATGGTCAGCTTCTTCCCTGTGCTCATACAGATAAGCCACCGTAAACATCACAGCGATCTTCCCATTCTGAGCCGCATCCAGGTCCGCCTCATCGTCCGTCCGCAGGATATCCATGCACTGCTTCTTCGCCGCCGATATGAAGTTTTCGATCAGAGCATCGTCATCCTCGAAATCAACCCGGAGATAACTCTTCATCTCTTCCACAGTCACAGTCATAGAAATCACCCCTTAAAAACAGAGGCGGCAGGAACTTCCCACCGCCTCATAGTTACATCTGCTGACGATCAGGCGCTTGTCTTCATCTTCAGGAGCTGGATACCTTCCGGAAGGATCAGCTTGCCGTCAATACGCTCCGTCGCAACAAAGCCGACCTGGCCGTTGGTGCTGTAGAGCTCATTGAGCCTCTGAACCGTTCTGCCGGATCTGTCAGCAATCCAATAATTCTTGAAATCCCCGAATGCTACAGTCAGCGCACCCGAAGCCGCAACCGGTACATACGGACTGGTGTAAAGGTCATAACCCAGAAGCTTGTCAGGCTCACCTGCCTGAAGGGAAGGCTGCCAGAGATAAGCATCGTTCTTGTCCTTCAGCTTACGGATCATGGATACCGTCGCGTCGTTCATAAGGAACTTCGCATTTCTGCGGTAAGGGCTCTTCAGCGAATAAATCAGGTTAATCAGCTCATCCGCCGTGATCGCCGTTGCGCTTGCCGCAGTCACGCCTACGGTTCCGCCGTTCGCAGTGAAGATACCGGTAGGCTGTCCGGTTCCGGTACCGACACAGAAAGCCTCTTCCTCAGCAATACCGAATGCCCTTGCGAACTCACCGGCAATGTAAGACTCCAGGTCAAACATGGAATCCTGCAGAAGCTCGATGGAAACCTTCACAAGGTCAGTCAGCTTGAAGGCATCAATGGTCTTCTGGTCGAAAGTAGGACCGCTCTCGGTATAAGCACCGTTCTCCGCCGTCCACTGCGCAGTAGAGTGAGTAGCCGCAACCGGGATCTTTCTCTCAGCGCTGGTAGTGATGACCTTCGCAAGGCCCCTCACCACGTTTGCCTCATCCAGACCGGTCACGATCTGACGCTCGAACTCTTCCGGCACAAGGTAGCCGCCGTCTGCCTGCACACCCTCGGAAAGGACGTTGTGAACAAGTCTCTTACCACGGAGATGGGCTCCGAAATCTTCCTTGTACGCATTGGAAGCACGACCGGTCTTTTCCTCCACCTGCTTTGCCGGTCTTCCAGTAAGAGGAGTGTTGATAGGCTGATTCAGCGCCGCCTCCCTTGCCTCAGCTCTCTGCTGACGGTCGATCGCTGCAGTCAGATCCTCAATTTCCTGCTCCATACGGCTGTAAGTCGCGTTATCCTCCGCAGACAGAACGCCGTTCTCATTCTCGTGGGTATCCACAAAGTTCTTCGCAGTTTCCCACACCTTCGCTCTCTTCTCGATCATATCTTTGATAGTCATAGCTCGATTCCTCCTTAAATGAATCTCTTGATAAAGTTCAGGCGTTCCCTGATCTCATCACAGGAACGCCCGTTATCCGTTGTCTGTTCAGTTGCTGCACCATTGTCCAGTGCCTTGATGTGACATTTCGCCGCAATCTTATCCATCAGCGAATTAGTCACCGCCGCCCTGGAATAGAGCATCGACACCTCAGGTGTTTCCAGATCATCTGCTTCCGATGTATCTGTCCTCTGCAGCACATCATCCGCAAATCCCAGCTCCACTGCCTTGTGCGCGTCCATCCAGGTTTCCGCATCCATCAGATGTGATATCTTCGTCCTGCTCATGCCGGTCTTGATCTCATAGGCATTCATGATGGATTCCTTCACTTCAGCCAGCATGTTGATTGCCTTCTGCATCTCCGCCGTATCACCAAAAGCGATTGTGGCCGGATTGTGGATCATCATCATGCTCACAGGACTCATGAGCACCTTCGTCCCTGCCATCGCGATCACACTTGCCGCCGATGCCGCAATGCCATCGATCTTCACCGTGACATCGCCCTTATAGTCCATCAGCATGTTGTAGATCTGAGCTGCCGCCACACAGTCACCACCCGGACTGTTGATCCAGACCGTGATGTTCCCTGTCCCGGCATTCAGCTCTTCTCTAAAAAGAGCCGGTGTGACATCATCGTCAAACCAGCTCTCTTCCGCTATGGTTCCATTCAGGAAAAGTACTCTTTCATTGACCTCTTCGCCTGAAGCCTGGTCTCTGATCTTCCTGCTTTTCCAGTTCCAAAACTTCTTCATCGGAATCTCCTTCCTCCTTTCCGTTGTTGCCTGCCGCAAATATCCCGGCATCCTCCAGCTTCGTCATGTTTCCATTGATCAGGTACAGATCACCGCCCTGTTCCGCCGGGATCCTATCAAGGTTTTCCAGCTCACGGATATCATTGGCAGACATCCATCCGTTCTGTCTGGCTGTCGCATAGCCGTTCATCCTGCTCTGGTAATCTCCACGGAGCAAACCATCCACATTGAACTTGAAGAAATATTTCTTCTTCTCATCCGGAGTAAGCAAAGCTCTCACCATTGCCTGCTCCCAGCAGCTTACCCAGGGATCCAGCGTGTACTTCACAAACTCCAAGCTCTGCTGCTCAATGTTGTTGAAGCTGGACTTCTCCAAATCCCCGATCATATGAGGCGGCACACGGAAGATCCTCGCGATCTCATCGATCTGAAACTTCCTTGTCTCCAGGAACTGAGCCTGTTCCGGTGAAATGGAAATTGGCGTGTACTTCATGCCCTCTTCCAAAACGGCAATCTTATTCGCATTGCCGCTTCCTCCGAAGGTCGCCTGCCAGCTTTCCCTCACCTTGCTCGGATCCTTGATGGTTCCCGGATGCTCCAGCACACCGGAAGGAGCCGCGCCGTTCGCGAAGAACTTGCTTCCATACTCTTCAGTGGCAATCGCAAGCCCGATCGCGTTCTTCGCCATTGCAATCGGCGAATATCCAACCAGACCATCGAACCCTAATCCCGGAATATGCAGCACATCATGAGGCTGAAGCCTTACCGTCCTTCCAACCTTGTTGGTGCCTTTTCTTCCGTCCACATCGTCCGAATCGTAAACGGTATATTCGTAGTAGAGCCTTCCGTGCTCATCACGATCCACCTTCATCCGATCCGGCATTAACGGATACAGAGCCACAACTTCACCCTTGCCATTGCGGATGATCTGACTGTAAGCATTGCCCCACAGGAGCAAATGCGTCATCAGAGTCTCCCGAAAGATAAAGGATGTCATTTCCGGATTCGGCTCATCATGGAGCAAAAAATAAAGCGGATGATCCACCGCTTTCTCTTTACCGCCATCATCGGTATATCTGTAAAATTGTAATGGCAGGCTTGCCACCGCCTCCGACAGGATCCTCACGCAGCAGTACACCGCCGTCATCTGCATCGCAGATCTCTCGGTCACATACTTGCCACTCGAAGTACCTCCCAGAAAGAAGCTGTAGCTGCTTCCTGCTGTCCTATCTGTAGGCTTATCCCTGCTCCGAAACAGACCGCTCAGTATTCCCATCGCAATTCCCTCCTTCGTCAAAATACAAGTAATCCGCGCTCATCATAAACACTCCCCTGCGGCTCCGTCTGATTGCGTATGCACCGGTCAAGTGCCATGATTGCAGCCACAATGCCGTCAATCTTCTCTTTTGATTTTGCCTTCGTTACCTTGATATTCCCGGCAGGATCCGTATCGACTACCACGTTGCCGGCCATCCACCTGAGAACCGGATGTCCTCCGTGAATGATCTGGCCTTCCATGAGCAGACGATAAAAATCCTTTGTCGGCCCGGACATTGAAGCAAAGCCCTGGCCGAACGGAACCATCGTGAAGCCATC